GACCAGGGAGGTGTCTCGGTGGAAGTGCTTGATCTCCAGGTCGGCTCGATACTCGCCCGAACCCTCGAGAACAACACGCATCCAATCCCAGAACGCGCTATCCCCGCGCGCCACACCACGCGAAAGCGTGACGTCTGAGACCGTAGGGGAACCAGGGTACTTCTTGGTGTATACCGTGTTCCCTTCCTTGTACTCTACCGCCTCGACAGTGGCTTCAGGGGTAGTGACCGCCGAGAAACCTGCCTGAGGGCGACCAGGGGCGACCAAGCGCGCGACACCGCCAACGCCCACGGCGTCAACGTGAAAGCGCATGCTGTGAAGAAAGTCTGTAGATTGAGCGCGTGCCACTGGAGCCCTCCTTAAGTTGACTTGACTTCCCAGGACTTCCTGGGAATTACCCGTTCAGCGGGAGCGAACGGATCTTTTAGCGGTACCTCTCCAACGTCGTAGGAAATCCCTACTGCAACCTTCTCCTCCTTGGCAGCCTTATGAAGGGAAACCAAAGTTGAAAAGGTCTTCACTGGGCGCTTTACAACCAGATGCTTGTTGGGAGCCACCGAGGTGTAGAAGTCGCCAAGATGAAGAGGTGTTCCACAGACATTGAAGATTGTGAGAGTAGCCATCAGATTACTCCCTTACATCTACAAGCTTCCAAGGCTTTCTGCAACGAATCGTTATGTTCCTTGAGGAGCCTGAGTTCTTCTTTGACGGCCTCAAGCTGCTCCGTTATATGGAGAACGGGACTATGCTGATCTGGCCGTAGAAGCCTGAGATTTTCTAGCCGGTTGTCTGTCTTCACACCGTTTATGTGGTGGACAATCTCCTTCTTGGTGAGAGCCCTACCAAGATGGGTTGCCATCACATGACGATGCTCCAACACATAAATAGACTTCCCGGCTACCGAAGATTCAATACGTATTTCTACATACCCTCTCCAGTTGACAAATCTCCCCCCTTTGAAGAGCCGGTGTTTGTCTCCCTTAGCAAACTTTCCTGTATTCTTCTTAGAAAGTTTGCTCGCCTCGGAGGCGGTCCTTGCTTTGATTTCGTGTCGTTTTAACCACGCTATCACGGTGTTATATCCAACACCCGCAGCAGCCGAGATGTCTCTGATGGTCATCCCTTTGACAAGATACTGATCCCTTAGCCACTCAGCTGAGTAAAAACTTCCCTTTACTGGAGGTTTGGGAAGTTTACCAGGAACCCTTTGCCGAGAAGGACGTAAAGCCAGCCTGGCATTACGCATCCAACGCCAAACAGTTCCCGAAGTAACACCAAATAAGATTCCCATCTCTGCGAGAGACTTTGTCTTATAGGCCTCTTCTAAGACCTGTATTGGAGGAACAGGATGCATTTGTGTTAGGTCACGTTCCCGGCCGGATCTCTCCAGTTCGTTCCGTCGCTGACGTTGACAAAGTTGTCATCCGTGTTATAGATGGCCGTGTAGATAGGAACTGCCGTGGCAGCAGGACGCGCGGCATTTGAGTAGTTCACCAGCACGTTATCGAAGCCAAGGGCTGAGTCATCCCCGGTCTCTTCGGCAAAGGCTAGGGTAATCGTGCCGGCCGCGACGAGCGCCTTGAGCACCTGATCGCCATCCAGATCGCCTACAGTTCGATGAGTCTGAACCGACTCACCTGCGGCTAGCTGGCGGTAGATCTGAGAGAGGTAGAGGTCGGTAGACCCGGCATTGGTGAAAGTGACTAGCATGGCTTTGACTCCTGATGCTTAGACTAGCGCAGGATTACTCCTGACACTAGGGTTGGCTGATTTGGCTGTTGATTACGTCAGAGAGATCTGTTGCATCCTAAATCTGACGGTGGAAGACAAATCAGTCATCAGCTTAGCCTGCTTGTGGTTCTTATACCACTCTGGGATTAAGCCTAGACTGACCATCTCCGCAGGACCTAAGACTTCTAGACGTTCGTCCGGGTAAAGAGCTAAGAACTCCATTATCCGCCGTTCAGTTGGTGCGTCTCTCCAGCCGTGCACTTCGATGTAAACAAAGCCCGACGGTCGGAGCACCAGGAAATCTGGTGTGTAGCACTTGCATTCCTTCAGCGGGAAAGTAGTTGGCTGATAATCCCACTCTTCCAGAGATGCGTCGAGATAGGAAGCATAATTCCTCTCCCAAGCTGACTTGAAAGAGTGGGCTCTACCAATCCTATCGGTCCAGCGAACCACTCGGTACTTGGCCCACCCCTTTCTTGGGGAGATGCCGTGCTCGGTAAGAGCATCCTTTAATACAGAGGAGGCAACGTCGAACTTATATCCTAGTTCAGCGTAGGTAGCTCCTCCTACATAAAGAGTTGCTATTTCCTTACGGGTAGAGAGATCTAACTTCCGACGCTTTACCGAACTTCTTAGTCCAACTACTCGCCGAATAGCCTTTGCGGCAAAGGCAGGGGAAGTGCCGAGTTCTGAGGCTATCCCCCTCGTCGTCAAACCCTGCCTGAATAGGGTGACGGCCTTGTCAGCTATTTCTTTGGGTAGTCTCTTAGGCATAAGTGTTGGTTATGTTAGAGAAATCTGTTGCATGCGAAATCTAATATACTCCGCAGGCTTATTGGGCGCGATGCCGACATCGATGATAACCTGACCTGCTTCAATGGTCGAAGCGTCGTTGTTGGAATCATCAACGATGACAAAGAAGGACTCAGCGGGAGTGGTTCCAGCGAAGTAGCCCTCACCATGAAGCGCGGTGAGGAATCCGTTGAGCTGGACCTTGATGCGCCCCCAGAGACCCGCTCCATTGTTCTCAAACACGATCCAGTGCGTAGCGTTGAAGATGCTGCGCTCCAGGAACATGAAGAGACGACGAGCATTGATGTAGCGCCACTCGCTCTCATTGGAGATGGTACGAACGCCCCACACTGCTAGGCCTGTCTGAGGCCCGGAGATGAGAGGGTTGATCTTGTTGGGGTAGACAAGGTCGCGCTCGCCCTGAGTCGTCTCGACTTCCAGCCCCGTCAAGAACCGGAGAGCACCATCAACAGTGCCGCCGGGGGACTTACCAACGTTCTTGGTCGCGTCCGTGCGCGCGTAGATACCCGCGATGTGCCCCATGGGAGGCATGGTGAGAGGACGGTTGTTGGAGGTGGGGTCAGCCACCTTGACCCACGGCCAGTAGAGCGCCGCGTACTTGGAGAAGCGGGTCAGAGTGAACTTGAACCAGTCCACCGCTTCCTGGGCCGAGGAGCCCACAGGGACAGTGAGAATGATGAACCTGTCTCCGCCCTGGGGAAGAGCTGCCCTGGAGTCCGCGTAGTCCAGGAGGTCGCCAGTGATGGTCTCATCCCCTGCGAAGTCGGGGACAACCACCTGCATGATCTCCTCAATCCGGTCCAGCGCGTACACACCCTGGTAAGCGGTCTGGAGAGCACCAGGGGTCGTGAACTGATCCCGACCGTAGTTGGTCGCATCAAAGGTACCATCGGTTCCCACGGTGTAGCTCTTGGTGGTGTCACCAAAGATCTCAGTGTGGGAGGTCTCTTCGGCAGTGGTGTAGTACGACACCGTTACCAGGGTAGCGCCCCGGATGGTCTCCAGGGTCTTGAAGGCAATCGCCCCTGAAGCGTAGGTAACGGTGTTGGTTCCTGTGCTGTCGATGTTGCCGACTAGGTTACCGTTGCCATCATCCGTGATGGTGCGGAGGGTGTTGTCCGATGCGCGGTAGTAGGTGATGCTCACCGAGCGAGGAGCGATGGGGCCGTTAAGCACCGTGGCCGTGACAACCTGGCCACCAGCTAGCTCGTTACCACCTGCCACGACCATGCTACGACCAATGCCCTGGAGTTCGCCAGGAGCTTCGTTGCCGGAGGGCTCGTTGACTGTAACGAGGTCCGACAGCTCATTGATCACGTCGGCAAAATAGTCCGCCGAGGTGGTCGTGTCAAAGTCCAGCTCCTCGAACGTCTCGAGAGTCTCGTAGAGACCAGAAGTCTCGTTGAGAAGAAGAATGGACATGTTGAACCGCGAGTAGGTTGCGGTCGGGGTGTCCAGGTAATCGTCATCGCCTGTGATGACAACCTTCATGTCGTTGGCCCACGCGCCCTTGGAAACCGGGTCGAGGTCCCACGCTTCGATCTTGTACGTCGCGAGAAGAGGAGCCTTGTTGTGGGCGACGTCCGTGGTGCCCAGCGTGGTGAAGGAGTAAGCACCATCGGCGTAGGTGATCGTTCCAGGAGCAGTAAGCGAGACCCCTGTGAGGGCGCCAGCACCATCGTCTACGATGGTCTTGGTAGCGTTTGCCGAGGTAAAGCTGGCCTGGAGATCTCCGACAAGACCAGCACCAGGAATGTCGGTGCCGCCGAACTTGACAGACAGGAAGCCTGTGATGCAGTCCAGGGTTGCGATCGACCCCTGACCGTTGGCAGCTGTGGTGGTCTGCTTGAACGGAGTTGTTCCGACTCCGAAGACAATAGTCCTTGCACCGCCACCGTCTGGATCCCAAGACAGCGTTAGGGTTCCTGGAACGATGGCAAACTGAGCCGAATCCAGAAGAACGCCCGCTGTGTACGCTCCTGCAAGCGAGGCAGGGTTTACCCGGCCCTCATAGCTGGCCTGACCGTTGACCTGAGCAAGGTCGGCCGAGTTAGCCCGATTGCGCAAATCTTGGAGAGGAGTAGCAGCCGCCGCTCCACGGTACCGGATGCTGATCGAACTCTCCCTTAGGGGGGAAGCTCCGGTGTTATCCTTGAAAAGCGACGTACCAGCAACCTTGGTCCAGGCGACTACAACACCGTCGCCTGTCTCAATCTGCTGGTCGGTCGTCTTGGACAAGACCAGTGCATCCGCCTCAACCGCGTCTCCGGGGACTACACGGACCACGTAGGCCCTGCGACCTCCGTTGGCAAAGAACGCCGCCGTTGAGAGAGGGAGGAAAGATTCACGGATGAACCCTCCAAAGGTACGGATGAACTGATCGAGGGAGGTGACCAGGGTTGCTGTGTTGGCCGGTCCCCTCTTGGTGAAGCCCACGATTCCCATGTTGGAGGTCGAAACCGCCTGGGTAACCTGGACCTGGGAAGGGACTTCCTCGATGAATACACCTGGAGATGAAAACTCAGCCATGACTCAATCCTCCAACGGTTCCGATGTTTTTTATGACGCCTGTTAGAACTTCCGCCACCTAATTACTGTGGTTTCTTTCTGGAGAACCCACTAAAGCTCTTATCCTTATCCGTTACCGGAGGGAGAACTTCGGGGAGGTCAGGGGAAGAAACAGGAGCTGGAAGGGAAGGCGGAGAGGCGACGGGAACCGGAACCTCTGCGACTGCGACGACTGCTTCAGAAGGAGCAGGCGAGGGAACTTTGGAACGAACAAGGAAGCCCTTGCGGACCAGAGCAACGAGACTTGCCGAGCCCTCGTCGCCTGGAACGATCTCTACCCACTTCTTGGGAGGGATAGAGAGTGACTTTCCACTCGGCAGGGCAAGTGCCAGGGGACCTCTAGTTGCGTTGTAGTAGCGCGACATGTTTACAGCCCCTCTACCGAGCGAGTAGCCCGGGTTACGGTCTTACGAATCACTGGATCGTTTAGATCCAATTCGCCTTCTATTCTTAGGGAGATGGCAAAGCCTATCACACGATCGGTCACCTCGGCTACTTCATCGAGATGAGAAACGCCTTCCATGAAAGCTGAGTAGCTTCTCATGTCCCCAATGCTGTCTCTTACAAGAACACGACAGTAGGGTTGGTAAATCCTGAGAACGTGATCAAAAACTCTATTGGCCTGGTTACGGATTCCCGCTGAACCCCTATTCCTGGCGACGATGGATACCGTGTAGCTAAGGTCAAAAGGCGCTGCCTGCTCAACCTGCTCAGCCCGATCAAACCCTTCTTGGGGAGTCATGTTGGGGGTAGGCTGGTAGACAACAGGTAAGGCACCTCTGCCGGTTGTCCTGTACTGAAGCATGCCGGGATGCCAGCGCTCTAGGGCTGGGGCAACATCGTCCCTACGAACCAAAATCATGGGAATGCTGTACTTCTTGAAGACCTCCTCAGGGAAAGAGAAGGTAACAGGGATAGCAGGAAGGCCAGGCCTGGGGTCCACAGGGCCGCGATGGAAATGCGAAGAGGGCAAAGGATCTATGCCATCCGTAGACACATCTCCAAGGTGGAGAAAGTAATCGGATTGGCCTTCGTCTAGGGTTGCCCCCATCGTCTCAACAACACCCTCGTCAAAAGAACGCAGATTGACAAACCCTGTTCGGGCCCGTCCTTCTGTTCTCTCGCGAAGGGCATCAACCATGTGCTATTCGTCGCCGCTACGCGCGCGCCCGAGGACGTAACCTACAAACCCAAGAGTCTTGGCTTGCCCGACCCATACAGCTACATCCTGATCGGACGCTGCGTCGTCGGGCATCTCGGGGAGATCTTCTTCCTCTGCTAGCTCGTCCGCGCAAGCAAAGACAAAATCGTAAGCGTCGTCTTCCGAGATCTCAAATTCCTCGAGAAGACGCTCAACAATAGCGTCTAGGTACAGATCTAGGACATCCTCAGCGTCGGAGGAATTGCTGGCCGAGCCTTCTCCAGGCTCCTCTCCCTCAGGGCTCCAAGCAGTCTCCAGCTTCTGCCGAACCTTGGTGAGGAGAGTCAAAGCCTTTTCATTGATGGGGTACATTCTAGATCCTCCTTGAAACGCCAGATCTCGTTACTAACGGATGCCAAGTTTCTTCTGGAAGGGCAAGTAATTTCTTGCTTCTCCCGCTCTTACCTTGTGCCTTGTCTTGGGCGGCCACTTCTTCCATCGGTTGAACCTGAGGGATAGAAACGCCTCCTGTAACTCGGGATGCTGACGAATGATAGATTTAATTCCCACACTTCTCAAGCGATGAAGTGAAGGGCGCCAATGGGCCTTTTGTTTTACCCCTCCCAACCCAAATTCCAGTCGGAGAGCTTCAAAGGTAGTATCTGGAACAGACTTGACCTGCTTCATCGGAAAAGCTTTCTTTGGAGGCGACCCCGCTCCTATCAACGCTCTTTTCCACTTGGGCCTGTCGCTGTTCCTTGCCTTTTCTACTCTGGTTACTTCTTGCTTGCTGACCTTGCGCGAGACCACAAGAGCCTCGCTGCGCTTGGGCATAAAAGGCAGAGTAGAGAGAGTCCAGGGGCTATGCCGCTCCAGGATTTCGATCTCTTGACTAACTCTCCTGAGCTTCCTCTTGGCCTTGATGTAGAGGACAGTCTTGGGAACATCTGTTTTCTTGAGCCTTCGGAAGTGCTCGTTGGACCTGAGCACAGCATGAGCATAAGGAGACCCGACAATAGTCGCCGCTTCAAGAGACTGTCTGTACTTGGCCCATTCTTCTGACTTAGGAATCAGCAGAAGCATCTGCTCTTTGGTGTACTCCGCTGCCAGCAGCGAGAGATACCGAGCAACAGCTTTGGACCTAACTTCCCACTCTGAGACAAGCTTGACTACCTTGGCAAAGCGCTTGTCCCAGCGGATTTCTAGGCTGAGAGGGTCTTTCACTACCCACCATTCTTCTTGGCGTAGTAGCCCTCAACTTCCATGATGGCCTGAGACAAAGTCTTGAGTGTTTTGAGCTTGGGTAGAAGAGCGCCTTTAAGCTCAAAGCTAATGGGCGAGGCCAGATCTACAGGCTTGAGCGAGTCCATCCACTTGACGTGTTCTGCGCATACACCAATGATGCGCGACTTGTCCTTGGGCTGGACCCCGTACTTGGACTCCGCTCCACAGACAAAGCACCAGCGCTCAAAGGCAGTGATGGGGCCGTCGTACTCATGGAAGTCATCCCCTTTGAGAGGAGATCCACACCCGTCTTTGGCTGTGCACCTGGGCTCTGGAATGCCCCTGTCTCGGGCCTCCCAGTACTTGGCACAGGTAGCACAGACACAAGACAA